ACATCCCATACAGGAGCACCAGTGCTCAATTGTGTAGGTAAAATACCTGTAACCTTTGTATCAATGTAATCTATTAAAGTTCCCTGTGTTAATAGATATCCACGATTTTCCGCAGCGTCGACGAGAGGGCCACCAATTGGAGGAGAGTCTGTGTTGATTGAATCCGGCCACACATCATAAAGACTCGAAGATCCACCACCACCTGAGAGATTAGTTATCTGTGATTGCAGTGTCGAAACATGCCCATCAACATAATATCTGATACTACTCTGTGTGGCTAGTGCAGTCGAACTATTCGAAGTCAAGCTGTTTTGATTAAGGATGGCGACTTCACTCGGCTTAGCGCTGGCTCCACTTACATTACCTATAACAGTATAATTACTAATGGCAGCCAGATTATCTAATTCAACATCCGCCTGCAATTCAGTTAATGAAAAATGTGTGGACAATTCATCGAGTGTGATTTTAACAGTCTTATCAGATTGATCTAAAATAAGACTATCACTATTCGCAATATTTGTCGTACTACTTAAATTTGAAATTAAAATACCCATATCTACTATTTATACTATATTGATTAATTGATCACCCGATAGTGTAATTATATTTAGAGATGATATCGCGGGCGAGGATTCAGATTGATCTATCGTTATAATTCCAATAGGAGGTGATTCATCAATAATTGTTATGAAACTTGATATATTCGAGAAAATTCTGCGGTTTTCATAATTATCAGATAAGTTGTTTCCGCCGTCTTGTGTCAATAACATCACATCAGATGTTGATTGCTCAACTATGAAATCTCCACCACGACCAAGCCGATTATCGCTATAGACTAATGGATCGATCGATGGGAATTTAATATCATTATAATTAAATTTAAGACCATGATCTATTGGCACATTTTTATATTCACTAATACTATCTGTATCCAAGAATTTTAAATTTTGAATATAATCATTTCGAGTTCTTATAGAACTGTCAGAGTCTGACTTGGTGAAGTAATTGGTGATGAATATAACAAGTCTTAAGAATGTCGCATCATCATAATTGAGTATGGTGGCGATGGATCGCGTGGCTATATTACCCAAGAGACCATATTGAAACATCGGCATATGATCGCCAACACTATCGCTATATCTTTCATTGATACCTGATTTATGCGGTGGAGTTAAACTCTTCAACCAATCAAGATCATTATAATCATGTGTTTTATACAAATCCCTGTAATTTCTTGGCAGTGTGGTTTCATATGTTCTAGTGAAAGAATTAAATCTAACAAATCTCCCGATCCAATTGGTTCTTCGAACAATCAATAGTGAAAGTATAGCAAAGAACTTAAAGCCCGCGGGATGAACAAGTTTATTAAATTCATTCTTCCATTCAGCAGCACCAATAGATGAGTTAATCACATAAGAGAAATCCTGCCAGAAATAACTATCCTGTAGAACATCCGAGTTAGAAACAAACCCTTTAGTATCTCTATACATACTACCATTATAGTCACCAGAGGATGGCTTGAATAACAATTCCCTTGGATATTGAATCGAGATAACATCATCATAAAAGATCTTAAAGAAATTAATGATACTATCCTCTGAGCCTTTCGTGAGATAGTATTTTACAATTTTCTTGTATAAGGAAACTCTATTAAATGCTGCAGATCTTGGAATATTTTTAGCAATTTCAGCTTGAATTGAATCAATGTATTGTGCAGAAGTTCGATCAATGTCTTGCTCAGTTAAGATGTTATTAATCTCTTGTGATGGTAAACCATCTGTATTCATATAAGAGTAATAATCTTCAATGAAGCCAATGAAGTTATCCGCGCCTTCTCTTAGTTGCATGGGCACCAAAGACTCGACAGTATTCGCCTCAGTTGTTGCGGGTCTCGCAGTTGCTATTGAAATATCCATTAACTATGTCTATTGTATGTTGTGTAATCAATTGCACCTGCAGCACCACCGACAGAAATCGTATCAACATCTCCCGATACAATTGATTTATTAGAATCAATCTGTAACAAGTTATTTCTCTTAGCAACAACATCATTCGATGCTGGAGTACAATATACATTAATTGTCGATGTCGTATCAGTGGGTATGGGATTGAATCGAAGTAGTCCTGTGATCGGTGTCAAAGTTCCAACATCGTTGATCATTTTTATCTCTGTCCCAGAAGCATCAACTCTATACACATAGATTCGTCTTGTTGTATTTGATAGAGGTTCATCTCCTAGTCTAACAGAGTAGCCTTGATATTTAAATTGATCCGATGATATATAGGATTCTGAATCATCAATGTCTCCATAGATTTCAAAACCAAATGATAACTCTGATGATATTGTATCAAACTTAGCCAAATCCTTTTTCTTATACACGAAGACTCTCGCTGTTGTACTAAGGATAGATGATTCCACGATATCGATTGATCTAAGGAAATTGGAGTGGCGGAACACTGTATTGAAACTTTGCAGAACACTTGTATTATAACTTATTAATTCATTTCTAACAAGTGTTTCAAGATCGGATTTATTCAGATCTGTTTGATTTGAATCATATTTAAAGAATATATTAAAATATAAATATGTGAAATCTGGATCAATAATCTCTGGAATAGTTGATGCAACATTTTTTGAAGAAAGTAATCCCTTCAATTCATCTTTCTGTATGTCAGTTAATGCATTTTCAGAATTAGGTTTTACTGATACAAAAACTTTACCATATTGTGGTGGATCATTATCCTGACCACCCCACACAGACACAATACTTGCTGCAGGAAAATCTCTTTTAATTATGGCTAGATAGTCATCAACTGTAACAGCTCTCTCTTGAGATGCAAAGGTTAAAGGTGCATTGAAACGAATTGATTCAATATCTTCTTTTATTGCTCCTCCACTCGCCCGTGATTCCAATGTAATAGAGATTGGAGCAGGGTTACTCGATGCCCATGTGAATGATGTCGCGCCATTTGATTCTTCACCAAACGTACTTATATATTCAAGTTCAATGATATTCTGACCACTCGGTTTCTTTCCATAAACATTGTTACCAAATTCTATTTCATAATTTCCATCATGATTTTCTGTGATAAAATAAATCTCACTTCGATCTGTCACATCATTGAATGTAGTAAACTTATTATAAATTGAAAAACTATCACTTGAAGTATTGTCATAAACTTTAACTTTCAAATGAGATACATCTGCTGTATTATCTTTCAATACATACTTCTGACCTTTGCCAGCAGCTTCTCGCACAATAAAACTTTGTCTCTTTAGAATCCCTTGGTGGAATACTATATTAGAGAATGTATATTTTCCACCAACTAAAGGTGTAGTGTAATCCTCAACAGTGATAAATGTATATGTCTTTCCATTAAGACTTGTTGTAATTCTCTTTCCTGCATCAAGTGTGAATGTTTCTTCAGAGTTATTAACTGATCCATTAAATTCTAATGTGAGTCCGCAGTTAGCAGATCTAATACTATTTGGAGTATAACCCAAGAGTTTAGCGCGGGATACAACATTTGATCTTAGTTGTGCGGAGTCAAGGAATGTTTCATTGATTGAAGTATGAGCGGTGATCGCATTATAGTGTGTATTATGCGCCAGGATATCCATCATCATATTAAGACCTGAACCTTCGAAGTCGAAGTCTTTATATTTACCACCAGGATAATTTTTATAATAACTGATAAGATTTTCTTTAATCCTATCAAAGTCTAGTTCTGTTACATTAAATTGTGCCATTATCGTGTGCGTTCGAGGTAAAAATTAGTTTCTTCTCTTTGGTCAGAAAATATTACATTAAATTGTATACTAACCCGATAAGAGTTAGTGTCGGATTCATCAATCACTTCAACAAAAATCCCATTCACTCTTGGTTCGTGCTCTTCTAGTACACTAATAATCTCATCCTTGATAACTATTTCGGTGAAGTGGTCAGCGGGTTCGAATAGTAAAGCTGTGATATTTCCACCTATTCTAGGTTGAAAAGGTCTCTCAGTAAAGTTTGTTAATACAAGGTTCTTCACCGATTGTTTCACAGCATCGATATCACTCAATACTGTAAGGTCTTGTGTGTTAGGATGGATATTAAAAGCTAAAGGTAAATCCGCATACAATCTTCTCCGTGAAGTCAGCGTTGATCTCCCCGTGTTGTTATCTGAAAATTTATTGCCCATATATTCTATTTATACTAATTGAGTAAGATATTTGGAGCAGTTGTTACTTGATTTCCACCATAAGTTTCAGTAACAGGCCCTCCAGTAGTCTGCTTTAATGTAGAGCCAATATTCTCTTCATAACTACCTCCAATGTTAGTAACAACATTACCATCAACTTGAATATTCCAATTACCTTTAATGTATGTCGAGCAACTCGCATCAACTGTGAGATTACAATTACCAATCACATTTACATTCTGATTCTTAACAACAACTTGAAAATCATTTCCAACAATAACACTTGTTTCATCTCCAGTTGGAGTGATCTCTCTATACGTACCAGTTCTATGAATGGTTGAGATTCTTTCTTGTCCTGGTGTCACATCGAATTCAACAATGTGTGAATCTTCTAAAGTATCAGTCGCTTTCTCATAAGCAATGACATGATTCTTAGGATATTGTGGTTTAATAACTGAATCAATGTCTGGGAACACCCAATTGTTTTCATGAGCAGCATTTGCAGTAGGAACAACATCATGTGCCTCTCTCAATTCTACTTTCTTCGTATAAGAGAATGCTTTCTTATAGGCTTCATCAATACTCTTAGCGGCTAATGGAGTCTCAGCAATATCAAGTTTTGTATTCACTGGATATCTTTTTTCAGGGTCTGTAAATCCATACTGATAATCTACAAGTGAAGACATTGAAGGAACAGAACCCATTATAATAGGATCTTGACCATTCGAACCATCTCTGAAGAATCCAATCACCCAAGAACCTTTTAACAGACCTGTCGCAGAAGTTCCCAACTCGGTCATCGACGCAGATGTCACAGGAAGCATTGGGGAAGCCCATGGTAGTGATTCAGTTGGAAGATCTTCTTTATTCTTTGTGTGAAAGCCGTAGCATCTTACACGAATACGTCCCATCTCTTTGGGGTCTTGTATATCCTCAACGACTCCAGTGAACCAGTGGAATGCTCCACCATTTTGCATAAAATTTTCTGTACTCATAATTATAAATCAATCGTGAATGAATCACGTTTTACTTTCACCTCTGTGAAATATTCTCCATCATCAAATGTATGTATAGAAGAGGTAATTAAGTATTTACCCGAAAGATGTTTATCGACATATCCATATGGATCTGCTAAAACTTTCTTTTGAACCTCGGGGCTCATCGCCCGCGGCAATATAACATCAATCACTACTCCAGCATTTAACTCAAAATCTCCAAATAATTTTAAATCGTGTGTGACTGATTCAAGATTTTCAACGTATGCCTTGGTGATTCCTCCGCTTTCCTTTTTCATCTCATTATAGTTCTTATCAGTGTCCCCAAAAGCAAAGGCGTTCGTTGAGACATACTCATAGTGTGACTGATAATTCTCATTGATAGTAGCATCGCCGATCAAGAAGTCTGAAGAGATTGGTGACTTCTTTCCTAAGCTATTAGCTGGATCAAGCCCTACTCGGGCGGGCGGCGCTTTACCTTCTCCTTTAATAAATTTACCTGAATAGGAAAATTCTGTAGATGTGAAAGTTTTATTACCCACATCAAGGTAGAAATTTTCAGAGGAATATGCACCGTCGATAGCCTGGAATATTTTTCCCAATTTAAGATCCGATGTGATTTCAAGTATTCTATGTTTTCTTTCTAGATAATCCGCTTCACTATTTGGATCACTGGTGAAGTCTCTAGTACTATGATAATCGTAGTAGGCAGTCTGCTCAACCAATTCTGTATGAGAAGATAGATTGATATCACCATTCAATGTTTGAAAGAAGTAATAAGGTGCTTGCTTCTCATCATATGTTTTCTTTCTTAACCATTCAATAGCATCCAATGGCGTCTGAGTATTAATGATCCCCTTGAATCTTGTTATAGGAGGATTATTCATAATAAAGGTATCTGAACCCAAGTCATTTGAAACAATATTACTTATCTCATCCGATGTGAGACTATCCACCGACCTTGATATTTTTTTAAATCTTGAAAGATATGCGTGTTTTGAAATACCACTAAATGAAAAGGCTTGAACATGCTTCTCTCTCCCTCGGCCATATAATGGATATTCTGTGACATAGAATTCTAACTTAAGTTCTTTATCAGAGCCATCCAATCCTCGTGAAGTGAGATGTAATTTAAATCTCTCTTGACCGATCAGAGGAAAGTCTTCAACAATATTATTTGTGTCTCTGACAGAGATCTTACATATAAGAGTGTTGGAGTAAATGCTTTCAGTTATAATAAGTTTAGTTACAATGGCTTCGATATCATAAGAGTCGCCCGCATGATTGAAAAACTCAATAGACTTTATCTTGTATGCGCCTGGAGTAACACTTTTACTGTTAAGCGGGTCAATGTTTTTTGATATATTACTCATTGATCAATTCTTTATAATAATCTGCAAAAGATTCAACATCAGTACTTCTCAACACACGAATATTTCTTTTAGATTCATTCTCTTCCTCTTCAGCAGCGAAATATGTGATATAATTAGAATTGTTTGGATCTGCGGTTAAAGCATCATATGTAGTTATATATTCGTCATCACTATCTGCATAACTATAAGGAGCATTGTAAGATTTTAACCAAGATCTAGATGTCTTAAGTTCTATATTTTTTAGATAGTCGGAATAGAGTAGGCTTATAACAGTATCGTTACCATAAACATTGATTGAACCACGAATAAAATCTCCTCCGTCGATAACACCAGTGTCTGAATCAACATCACTATCTATTTCATAACTACTTATACTGAACCCACTACTATATGTAATTTCAGTAGTGTCATTAAATGAACCTCTAACATAAGGTAGAATGTTATCATCAACAATTCTAACATCAGAGATTAAGTTATTATATACATCACGATGATGGTTCCGAACCCAAGGTAGGATACTATTTGTTAACCATTCATTCCTTTCAGTCTCTGAATCAGTCACATAATCTAAAACATATGTCTGTTCATCATTCGAAAGAAAGGAGTTGTGTGAAATATTATTAACCCACACTTGAAGTCTTTCAGAATCATACGCTACTGTCTCAGCAACAAACTCTTGATTTTTAACTCTTAATCTTAGATTTTTATCTGTGAAATCTATATCATTAAAATAATTATTATATTTTATTAATGAATCTTCTCCAAAAGAAAAAACTGGTTGTGTTATGAAATTACTAACTACAGGAGTTCCACTCAAAGTTCCTGTTAATCCTTCAACTTCAAATGTCACGGCTCGATCGATCGAGAATTCATTACTACTAGAGGCTGGATAAATCGGCCCATACGAGAGGTCGGATGTGGAAACAGTTGGTGCTGGTGGTTGCGGCCGCGGCTCTTGCGGTGTCGTATACACCAGCTCTGGCATGATTAATAAATCTGAACTATTCGCGGTATGATTAAGTCCATGAATCGCGAGGATGTTATCGCCAATAACAAGTTCTTCACTATATGCAGAGATATCAAATGTTTCAAACACAACTGCTAGGGCGTCGTCGTTAAACGTAGTCGCCCTAGAGTTATAATCTAATGTCGAAGGAGCTTTCCTCGACGCAACTCTAACACCATTCACATATGCAACAAAGCCGTCGTCAACTCTCATGCGTAGCAACAGTGAAGTAATATCACTAATGTTATTAACAGTAAAAGGTACACGCACGTAGATCGATGTGGCCAACCCCAACATCTCTGCTTCTACATCGAGATTTATTAGCGAACCATAATCGTATCCAACACCAGTAGAACCAGGGGCCCATGCGCTATCATTGAAACCAACTGACTGCCACGCTGATCCAAGAGTGTCATCATCAGGGACGAATGCAGTACACGCTGCTACTTCTGGAATTAATGTAATTTCATCATAGGTTTGTCTTAATATCCATGAATCGGGTGCAGGTAGTTCATCAGCATAACCATATCCATCATAAAGAATCACAGCAGATTGATTAGATGCATCATCAAATGAAATTTTCCATCTATATTGTTGGCCACTAGGAAGATAACCAGAAAAGTCAGCCCATAGATAAGTTGGTGCACCACCATTGATACCTGGCTTTGTATATGATGGTCCACCTGAACTCGTGGTACCTGTTCTAGCATACGTTCCATTCACATCTTCTGTCCCAGCACCGAAGACTACTACTTCGTCAGGTATAGGATCATCTGGGATTCTAAGCTTTCGCCCTAGCCAAGTTGTGACAAGATCTGGTGTTGCAACATCATCATTACTATAAACATTATCATAGAATGGAGCGATCGGCTGGAGCCGGAGCGGTGGGGTCCCACCGCCGGGATCTGTAATTTTCCACACATACGTTGAGTAATCACCAATTTCCCATTTAAGATCTTTTCGTGTATATACACTGGTACTACTACTAGTGGCGCCATAACTTGCATAACTATTTTTACCATTAACAGTCCCTGAGATGAACCAATCTCTCGAATCAAATGTGAAAGATGGAAAAACAATGTCAGTACTACTTAATGATTTTGCAGTAGTAATTATTATATCTTTTCCATTTACATCGGGTGTTCCTCCTTCAATTCCACTGATACTTATTTTTCTATTCTGATTATAAGAATCACCCCAACTCAAATTATCATAGTATTCACCTGCAAAAAGACCTTCAGTGATATCATGATCCTCTGAAAATGTAATAGTAACTGTATCACCAGATCTGCTTACGCTATCACCAATTACGGGTTTTACTAACTTTGCAGCAACACTGGGCCCCGCATCTAAATTTCTTCTAACATCAAACCAGTCTGTAATGAGCCACGGTATCTGACTACTTACTGTTAGTAGATTTCCCGATGGCGCTCTTAAGAACGGTTCTTTCAATGGATCTTCATTACGAATAGTCCATGCATGAGTGACTACTGAATCTTCCACATACTGAACAATACTTAATATTACATTTTCACCATTTAATTTTCTTAGAATCCATCTAGATTCATTAAAAATACCTTCTGAAATTCTACTGTATTCACCACTACCCTCATAAACGCCGGAAATATCAATCATTGGCGGTTCACCTTCGAGAGCATACAGATTTCCTATATATTCTTGTGTTGGAATAAACTCAAGAACAGAATACTCATCATATTTTTTATCAATGTATGATATCTGTTCATTGTAACTCCGCGGCCAATCATCCAAAGAATTAAGTTTCTCATTGGCTACAAAGAAAGTCCAATGATATTCTGGGTTACCATATAACTTATGAGAAACAACATCGGGTCGTTCTCCATCTTTAATGTCATAATATCTGTAACTTGTTATATCATCGATCAATGTCTCATTGACATCAACGTGCCTATAGATATCAATTAGGGATGTGTTAATATTACTCCCGTTGATTTTATAATCTGTTAGTGGAAACTGTGAAAAAAATCTCATATTATTATATTATCCTCTTCCTCGTGGTCGGCGACCATTGCGGGGTGTGGTTGATTTTGCAGGTTCTTGTTTTTTAGGGAATTGCATTCTTCCAACAGTTGGATTACCCTTCTCATCAATTCCACGATTCCCTACCTGATCATTTTCCATATCCTCAATATCATTCCTTGTAAGTGTTCTTGTTTCTTGGAATGTTAATGAGAGATCTAGTGAACTTGGTGCAGAATCATTAAAATATAAAGGGTTTTGTGAATTGAAATTTGCTACAGTCGCAGTTAAATAGCAAGAAAAGATTCTTGGGATAAATATATTCTCCCCTGTTTTAGATTTAAAATCTAAAAAACGAATCGTCCAAACAGGAGGATAGTCTAGATTAGCACTACTCCCATCGGATGTCTGTGAAGCATATGTGAACCCTCTAAATTTTTGTTGAATAAGTCGAATAGTATCAGATTCGGCAGCAGATCTTGGCATCAACTGAAAACTGAAGTTGAAGGTTCTAAGTTCATTGGACTTAAAAGCTGTATTTGTATTTGGATTAACAAGAGATTTCCTCGCGAATTCACTTGTCGACCCTTGACCAGTGAATGACATCGCTTTATTTACTATCGCATTAATACTACCTCCAAGTGAAGTGCCGTTCGAACCCTGACCCATAGCGATACTGGCAGCCTGAGCCTTCGCCCCGAGAGTTTCAGCTTCAAACTGTGCTCCATCTGAGAAGGCTAATCCCGCAGGGGCTGGCAGAAATATATGATGTCTCGTGGCCACTCCATCATTACGATTATATGCAGTGAATTGAATGCACGGTCTATCAGGCTGACTTCTGATTTCATCTGGAAATACCAGGGTTCTTAATGACATGCTTGTAGTAGTACTCATATAAGTATTTATATGAAAACATATCGCGGAAAATATAAAGTAAAGAATATAAAGAAGTACGAAGGAGACCCTTCCAATTGTACATTTCGTTCGATGTGGGAACGTCAAGTCTTTAGATGGTTGGATGATCATCCAAAGGTGTTAAAGTGGGGCTCGGAAACTGTTATCATACCATATAGATGTAAGACTGATGGCAAGCCCCATAGATATTTTACAGACTTAAAAATAAAAATGGATAATGATAAAACATATATCATTGAGATTAAACCTAAAGCACAGACAAGAGAGCCTAAAGTGAAGTCTAGGAAGAGTAAGAGATATATCACTGAGGTTATGCAATACGTAAAGAACACTTCCAAATGGGAAGCTGCTAAAGAGTATTGTGAGAATCGTGGCTGGGAATTCGCAATCTGGACTGAGGATGAGATACAATCCTTCGGAATAAAGCTCATGTTACCTAGGAAACAAAAGAAGAAATGATATAAATACATTATATGGCCAAGACTTCTTACTTTGATAAAATCCAAGCTGCTGCATTCCGTTCTGGTGTGACACCAAGATCGTCGGATTCCTTGGAATGGTTTCGTACAAAGGTTAAATCAATTGTGAGACCTACACGTGATAGTCTATTGAAGGATAGTGCTCTGAAGAAGGTGAACAGACCACTCACAGGTCGTATGTTCATGTATTTCTATGATCCAAAGACAAAGGATACACTACCATACTATGATAGATTCCCTCTGATTATTATGGTCGATCGTGCACCAAAGGGTTTCTATGGATTGAATCTACATTATCTTTCTCCTAAGTTAAGAGCCAAGTTCTTTGATAAACTTTTGGATTTTACTAATAATAAAAAATATGATAGTTCAACAAAAATTAGAATTACATATGACTTTCTCAAGGCTTCTTCAAAGTTAAAAGAATTTCAACCTTGCTTTAAAAGATATTTAAATCAACACGTAACATCAACAATTGCTGAAGTTCCATCGACTGAATGGGAAGCGGCTTTATTTTTACCAACTGAACAGTTTGCTAAGAAGAGTAAGTCTTCAGTTTGGGGAATTTCAAATAAATCAATCTAATGGGACCAATAGAAAAATTAAAAGGAGAGATAAGTAAAAGAGGTTTAGCGAATCCAAATAGATTTTCGGCTATATTCAGTGTACCCGACTATGTGTCTCAACAAGTACCAGATCTTGATCTATCTAGACCACTAGATGTATTATGTGAGTCGATTAGTTTTCCAGGTAAGCAAATTGAGACCGCGGATAACTCATTATATAGAAACCCCCTAAAAATTCCCACAGGTTATATTAATGATGAGGTATCTGTCACATTTAGAGTAACTGAAGACTTCCTCGTTAAAAGAGTCTTTGAAGTTTGGCAGGCGGGAATCATTGATCAGACTACATATAAGGCTCGATACCTTGATGAATATGTTCAAGATTTTGAATTCATCCATCAAGATAGACGGAATAATGCACGATATTCCGTCAAGTTAATTGATTCCTACCCTATCACAGTAGGATCGATTGAGAAATCAAATGAGACAAGTCAAGTCGCTGCCATAACTATGACAGTATCCTTTGCATGTAGAGATGTTATAGCTAACAATAATCTTCACACACAGTATAGTTAAGTCTATATAAATAACAACACCACTAAATCATAAACTAAATTATTAAAATATTATGGCATTACCAATACTAGAAACAACTAAACACACGATTGAAGTCCCTTCTACTAAGAAGAAAATTGAAATTCGTCCTTTCCTTGTGAGAGAAGAAAAAATTCTTATTCAAGCTCAACAGAGCAATGATGATAAGAAAATTTTAAAAGTTATTAAAGAGATTATCAGTGTCTGCTCATTTGAAAAGATTAAACCAAATGATCTCACACTGTTTGATCTTGAATATATCTTCCTTCAACTCCGAGCAATCAGTGTCGGTGAAACTGTACAGTTCAATATCAAATGTGAAGAGTGTGATAAGACAAACATTGTCGATATCGATCTAACTGAAGCAAAGATCATTTGGCCTGAAGATAAAATTGATAATAAGATTGAACTGTCTGATGAAGTTGGGCTTACTCTTAGATCTATTCGTGTTAAAGACATGGATAAGATTGAGAATGATCTCACAGCCTCCATCATTGCCTCCATTGAATCTATCTATGATGCAGATAATATACATATGACAGACGAGGCTGATCGAAAAGAACTTGTAGAGTTTGTAGACTCACTATCCCATTCACATCTCGAATTAATTCAAAAATACATTGAGAATCAACCTAAACTAGAACACACTTTCAAATATACATGCATATTTTGTGGACATGAAAATGAACACACACTTTCAGGATTAAGTGATTTTTTTATCTAAGTCTTTCACATGAGTCTTTAGCTAATCACTATCAGACTAACTTTGCGATGATGCAACATCACAACTATAGTTTGACTGAATTAGATAATATGATCCCTTGGGAGAGACAGATATATGTCGGCATGTTACAATCTTATATTAAGGAAGAAAACGAGAGAGTAAAACAAAGAAATGCCTCAAGAAAATAAAAGTCTAGATCAGATAACTGAGCAAATTAAACAATCACTTGAGTCCCAAGCTCAAGTGATAGACTCAGCGGTGTCTAGTGTCGTCAAGGGTATACAATCTGACAATAAAAAGTTCGTTGATGAACTTGATACTATAAAAGGTAATATTCTGGGTGCTATTAACACTCAGACTCAAGGAGGTAAATTATCTGGATTAGACATTGATAAAAGTATATCATTATCTTCTCTTATGGGAGATATGGGGAAACTTGATAATCTCAATCTTGTGTTGGGGTTAAAATTTCTTAAAGTTAAGAGAAACATTCTTAAGAGTGTGGACTCCGAAACACAAGGTGGCAAGCTGACTGGATTAGAAATTGATAAAAAAATATCTCTATCAGATCTTCTTGGAGAATCCCCAAATCTGAATATCATTCATGCAATGAGATGGTTGAGGATTAAGAAAAATATTCTTAAAAAGGTTGAGACGGCTACCGAAGGTGTTGAACTTGAATTAGACAGTAAGATGTCACTTAATGATGTTCTTGGTTCAACACCAGATC